AAGCGCAAGCATTTATCAACAAATACAAGCCTGATCCTATAGGCTTTGCCTGCGATGTGCTTGACGTTAAGCGTGAGTACGTCTGGCCTAAGATGGTTGAAGTCTCTGAGTCTGTGCGTGATAATCAGCGTACATGTGTGTTTGCAGGACATGGTGTAAGTAAGACTTATAACCTTGCTCGAATTGCTCTGTGGTTCCTGTACACACATATCCCAAGTACAGTAATAACGACCGCACCGATTTTTGATCAAGTAGAAAAACTGCTCTGGAAAGAAATTCACACAGCCCATAGTCAATCAAAGATACCATTAGGCGGCAATATGACTAAAACACAACTTGACGTCGACCCCGACCAAAAATGGTTTGCATACGGATTTAGCACTAAGGCTGATACAGTTACCGGTGAGGCAACTCGGATGCAGGGTTATCATAATAAATATGTATTGATAATTTTTGATGAGGCCGCGGGCGATACCGGCAGCGATATGGAAGGCATCAGATCATCTGTTAACCGATCCTAACTGTAAGATAGTGGCTGTAGGCAATCCGACAAGCTCCTCAGGCTCCTTTGCTGACTGCGAGGATGACCCGACNTGGAATTTTGTACGAATTAGCGTGCTTGATACACCGAATTATAAGACTGGTGAGCAGGTTATCCCGGAAGTGTCTGGTCGATCCTATGAAGAGATGATACGGCGTAAGTACGGTGAGGATTCTATCGAATATGGCGTGCGAATAAAAGGCGAAAAACCTGAATATACTCAAGGAACGTATTTAGGTAAGTGGTTAAGTGAGATAGAGGACAAAGGCCAAGTTGGCAATATCATTCACGAGCAAGGCGAAAAGGTTTATTTATTTTGGGATTATGGCAATGTATATAACGCTATATGGTTTACTCAATTCGTTCGTGATAGAATACATTTAATCGACTTCTATTTTGATGGTGAGGGTAAAGGCCTGCCTTTTTATGCAAAGATGATACAAGAGAAGCCGTATATTATCGGCGGCCAGTATGCAGGCAATGACGTTTGGGGCTCTAATGCTAAGAGCGGTCAAACTGGTGAAGAGACGGCGGATATTGCAGCTCGGTTAGGTATTAACTGGGAGCCTGTACTGGATGTTTCGTTTATGACACGAATCAATACCGCCCGGGGGATTGTACCTAAATGCCACTTTGCCGAGGAAGCAAGAGAGGGCTTTGAAGGGCTAAAGGACTGGCGACAGCGAAAAAATGAGGCTCTAAGTACACCTGATAAGCCTGTTTATTTCAACGAGCCTGTAAAAAATTGGGCAAGACACAACGGCGACGCTTTCAGTCATATGGCTTTAGCTTATAAGGAGTTAAGTATCAAAGGCGAACGAGTCGGAGAGACTTCGCAGCAGATACCAGTAATGTCTGGATATAGTGCTTACAGGCCTGGAATTAAAAGGTTGGCATGAGAAAAACGAAGAAAAATTAACCCTAAAATAAAGGAATTATGAGACAAGCAAATATAAAAGATTGGCGTTGTTTTTGTAATTGCCCAGATAAAATAGACAAAGCTACTGAGAAAAGTATTTGTAGGCATTACGAACGAAGGATGATTAAGCAGGGCTTACGAAAGTATTTTATTTGCTGGCCGAATAGGTTGGCGGAAAAGAATAGATTGTCTCAAATGGCACTTGGATTTTAATAATTAAATAAAACGGGTTCACCTGAGAGCTGGCCAGCTTGACGGCGACGTAAGAACAAATACAAGGAAGCAGTGTAGTGCTACACCACTATGCTACTTCCTTTTTTGTTGCCCATATTGAGGCTAAATTATGACACTATGGAAAACAGCAAAATTATTTGATAGAGGCTTGCAACTTCACACTCAACGAAAACGTGGGTACGTCAAGTTTAATGTAGCAAGGGATGATATTATTCGTCTAATGCGTCCTGACCTTGGCGCTGATACCGACCCTGACGGCGACGGTTCTTTTTTCGGTGAGGACATTTATGACGGTGTCGGCTCCTGGGCTGTTGGAGTTATGGCAAGGGGTTTTCAAGGCGGTTTGGCTTCACCGGATACTGACTGGATAGACCACGACTTTTCTGATGACGAATTGGCTGGAGTTGACGAGCTCGGCGAATGGTTGCAGGATATTAAGAAGCATGTTACTAGTGTCTTTAAGTCGTCTAACTTCTATCAGATACTGCCGAATATGACTAAAGACGGCTTGTCTATTGGCTCACCTTTGGCGTTCATCGAGGAAACCGACACGATTGCCGGCAAGATTACCTTTAAGCCTCAGTTTTTTAAGAACGTATTTGTCTTTTATGACGGCAATAACGAGCATGAAGGGGTGATAATCGAGGATAAGCGATGGACGGTTAAGAAGATTGTCGATGAGTTTGCTCCTACAGAGGCCGAGCAGGCCAAGTTACCTCGTCAAGTCAAAGATGACATCAAGGCAGGTAGTTATTACACCGAGCATACAATGTACCGATTTGTCTTTAAGGCCAGTAACGCTTTATGGGATGGTATCGATGGCTTTAAAAAACCGGACGCCGAATGGATTAGTGTTTACTTTTTAGCTAACACAGAGGAAGAGCAAAAAAATAACCCGCTTATGATAGAGAAGTATTTCTCTAAGCCTTTTGTAGTGCTGGATATAGATAAAAAGGAATGGGAGTCCGTATCGAGAACGCCGGCTTTCTCTGCTGTCCATGACGTTTTGTCTCAGCAGGACATGGCACTTGACCAGACAACTAACCGTAAACTAAAGAACAATCCGCCACGTGCAGTTTTAGAGGATCATCGTAATATTATTGACTTTAATCCTCAAGGTATAACACCGGTTAAGAAAGCCGACTGGGCTAATCTACCGCAGGCTATAGACGTTGTTGGTGATATACGCTTGAGCCGTGAAGAGATGGAGTTTAACGCCGAGAAAGTTAAGAGATGGTTTAGGACAGACCAATTTTTAAAGTTTACAGACTTAACTAATACTTTAAGGCAACAGCCAACAGCTACGCAGATTATCAAGATAGCCGCTGAGCTTGCTACGCAGGTGAGTCCTGAGATAGCCGGATATACCGCTTTTCTCGGCGATATAGACGCACGGATAATCGATATTGAGATGCGGGCCGGTCGGGGGCCGTTCAATCCTGACAGGATGATAGAGATTCGGGAGTTAATAGCGGCTAATACCGACAACGTCAATGTCTCTTTGGTTCCTGTATTTACAGGTAGTTTGGCAAGGGCTCAGCAGATTAAACAGAGTCTTGACCCTATACTTGAGGGTTTAGGCGTTATTGGTGAGATGTCTGCGGTTTGGGAGACTTTACCTCAGAGCATAGACGAGCACGGAGTAGCCGAAGACGCATTAAGGGTTATTGGCTTCCCGATGAAGCGGTTTAAGAGTAAAGACGAGTACAAAGAGATACTCGCCCAGATACAGGCAGCCCAACAGCAGGCACAGCAGCAGCAGCAGTTAATTGAGGCGGCTAAGGCGGCTCCGGGTGTATCTAAGAACGTTGAAGAGAATAGTATTTTAGCTAATGTGGCGGCAGGATGATTAGACCTTTATACGAACATAAAAAGACCAGTGAGCAGGATACGCTAAATAGTTTGTTGTGGCGTATCGTTATGAATCAAGGCGGTACGATTAAGGTAGATTATTCTGACATAAAGAACATACCGAAATATGCGGGCATTAAAGTCAATACTATATTGGGTACTGAATTTATTGAAATTAAGGCCGTTGTTAATAGTCCAATTGCGACACCAAAGAAAAGGATAATAAGATAATTGAAAGGATAATTATGAATAGTGAGACAGGTAGAATGATGACATGGGAAGAAATGGAATCTCAAAAACAATTAGAACAGGCAAAATCTATTCCAATTGATATGCAATTTGCGACATTAAAACAAAGACAGGAGATGCAAGTATCAAAGCATGATAATAGAACATCTCTTGGGAAATTGAGATTTAAGACTTTTAATAATTTGCGTAATAAACCCTGTCCATTATGTAATTCCGGTAAAAAGTTTAAGAAATGTTGTTGGAATAAATCGGGGATAGCATAATGCCAAAAGAATTGACACAGACAGGACTTAATAGAGCGATGTGGATAATGCTTAAAAAGTTAGGGGGTAAAGTAGTTATTCGTGAAAGTGATCTTGAGAATCCTAACCATGAAGATGCCATGTTAATCCAGCATAGCCCTAATGAGCATGTCTTTGTATTCTCTTTGCATAAGACTAAAAAAAGTATGTCGAATATAATTATACCGAGCGTAAACTAATGATTAAAACACCCATATCTGACGCTTATCGCAGGGCAGGCAACGATTTTCTTGCCGCTGACTTGGAGTGTATGTTTAGGGTTATCAAGACGCCTGAGGACATGGCATTACATAATGTTATTCAAGAGAAAATATTTAAGATGATTGGCCAGGACAAATCTGAGGTCAATATGTTTTATCGTAAGTTGGCTCATAAGTTATTACGGAAGAGAGCTAAGCAAAGCTTTCTTAAACAATTAAGTGAAGTGTTTATTGGTGAAAGGATAGACTAACGGAAATAATAGAAAAACTGATACGTAAAAGGAATAAACTTAAAAAGACTGATGCCCAAGTATTGGAGCTTAATACTGATGAATATGATGCATTGATGGTATTCGTTTTTAAGAATCCAGATCATCCTATTCTTAGTGGCGAGAGTGGAGTTGATACGAAAAAAGGTTGTTATGTGTTATTCGGTTGCGATGTAAGAAAGAAAATAGCGTAAAGCAAATACTATAAAGGATTAAGTAAAATAATGATTAAAACATTGCAACGTCATTATTTAAACTTGACAGCTCCTGATGGCCACTCGATGAATTGGGGTTGGCGGCGATGTCGCAGGGAGTTCTTGAAAAAGACAGGCAAAGTTTGTGTTTGTTGTGGGGCGTTGAAGCGTATCCAGGTGCATCATAAAGTGCCCAGGCATATCAAGCCGGAACTTGCCCTTGATATGACTAATTTAATTGCCTTGTGTAAGGGTTGTCATTTAAGAATTGGGCATTTAGGTTCGTATTTTACGTATAATTCAGCGGTGTCGCTTTGCTGTTGGTTTGTTCATAATAACAGGAAAAAAGAATTGAATAAGAAAGGTTAATCATGGCTAAGAAAAAGAGTAAGAAGATGGCTAAGAAGGAAGACGTGTTAGCAGTTGAGCCCGTAGATGCAGGCACTTCTAATGAAACAGAAGATAAACAGGGATTAAGGCAGGTTTGTTTTGAAAATCGGATACCGAAGCGAAATATCTTTCTTGCTGATCATTATCGAGATGAGCGCGACGCTAAGGTATTTGAGAACAAGATTAGGGAAATTGGCCGGCAAAATTACAAAAGAAATGTCCTTTGTGTTACGAAAATTAAGCACATGGTTGTTGACGACAAGGGCGATTGGTTAACAACATTTATTATTAATTTGAAGGGATAAAAAGGATGGCAAAGACTAAATTGGAAAATAAGTTAGGAGATTTAATAAATATCGAATGCAGAGAGAATGATTCTAACACACCAGATTTTATTTTGGCTGAGTTTATGATGAAATGTCTTGATGCTTTTGAATTAGCCAGTAATAAAAGAGAAGTTTGGTATGGCGTTGAGTTGGATATATCGAATAACTGGGAAGTGTTGATAACGCAGGCCATGGCTGAGGCTTCTATGTGTTGGTCTAATATTGACAATGCAGGAACATTTGATTCTACCAAAGCAGGACAAATTGGCAAAAAGTTATTAAATGATATAAAGAAGAAAGGATAAATTATGGCAGAATGGATAGAAAATTTTGAACATGCAAGCGTTACGGACGATAACCGAGAATCGTTCTCTAAGGCTATGGGTAAGTATGAGACTGCCGAGGATGCTATTGTCGGCGGTTATAACGCACAAAAGACGTTAGGCAGCTCTTATCGTGTACCAGAGAGCCTTGACAGCCTTGATGATAACAGTAAGGCTGAGTTCACTACTAAGGCAAGTAAATTGCTTGGTATTGAGCATGCTGCGGACGTTGCGGCTTTGGCTGATATCAATCTTAAAAAGGGGTTGCCTGAGGGTTCTCAGTACGATGAGGACTTTGCAAATAGTTTTAAGCAATTTGCAGTTGACAATAAAATCCCTAAATCGTCCATTGAGCCTTTGGCCGAGTTTTTTAATAATGCCTCGATGAAGGCTATGGAAGCGCAACAGGCGAAGTTTGAAGCTGATAAACAAGCTACTATAGATGCCTTAATTGCCCATTCGGATTTTGGCAGTAAAGAGAAGCTCGACGAACAGACTGTACTTTTGCATAGAGCTTTAACGAATCATCTTGGATTAAACACAGAAGAGGCTAATAATATCGCTGAATTTCTAAGCAACAGAGAGGGTGCCACTAATCCTGTGCTTCGCAGGGCTATGTTGAAAGCAATGGCCCCGCTTGCTCAAGAGGGTGGAACTCTTACAGGCGATGGAACCGGTGGCAGTGGAGAGCCTAAACAACCCACCCCATACGAAGCTAAAAAGTCAAGATGGCCTAAGAGCCCTGAGTCCGAATGGGGCAGTCCTACGGATACATGGGGCGATATGGATGTACACACTAAAAAAGCGTTAGGATATAAGGAAAGTGCATAGACACGCCCGTTAAAACGGATACCGTGAAATAAAAGAATCAAGACACCTTCACTCGTAACGAGTTGAGCCTTGCGACAACCTGGAAAGTCAGGCAACTTGCGTACGGTTTATAGTGCGTAGATGAGTGCCCTGCACAAGGATACCACTCCTCGAATTAAATAAATGTTTAATAATTTAATTTTAGGAGCTTAGTTATGAGTGAATTAGGTTTAGACACAAGATACAACCTGATTGACAATCTAAAGACCGTGCAGAATGGCAAGTTTGTACCATGGGCAGAGACGCTTACAGAGAATAACCCGTTTCTCATGGATTTAGCTATTTTGCCTGCTAACGGCATTTTGTCAAATGAAGGTTCGAGAGAGACATCACTTCCCACACCCCAAATCATCAATGTTGGTGCCGGCCATACGTCAAGTACGGTTCGTTGGGATACGTTCAAAGAGAATATTAGTATCTTTAAGGATAGAGCTGCTATTCCGATGGACGTCTACGATCTCCAGCCCAATAAGACTGCTTTTCGTGCTAAAGTCGAAGATAGGCACATGGAAGGCATGGGCCAGGGCGTTACTAACCATTTCTTTTATGGTACGTCAGTTGCCAGCCCTGAGAAGTTTGACGGACTGGATGTTAGATATAGTGTACCTGACGCAACTGACCCGACAAACCCGTCAAGCTCAAGTGCGGATGCTTTTGTATTCGACCAGGGCGGTACAGGTTCGGACACGATGTCAGTATGGCTGATTCAGCATGGTGTTGATAAGATACATGGTATCACGCCTGCAAATGACCCCCAGATGGGTATTACCAAAACTGATTCCGGTTTGGTTTACGCTGTAACAAACTCAACATATACCGCAGTCGATTCGAGAGCGGAACGTCAAGAGTATCGGACTGAGTTTGCATGGAAGATTGGCATTAACATTCCAGACCAGCGTTCTGTTGCCCGTATCAGAAATATCGAATCTGGTATTTCTAATCTCGATTCAAGTTTCCTTCAGAAGATTTTTCAAGCCGAAGATGAAGTCTTTAAGGGTTCTGAACAGATTTTTGCTTATGTCCCGAAACGTTTGATGACATTCCTGCACATTATGGCTGAGGCCAAGCAGAATGTTCAATATGACACTAACAACATTTACGGTATTCCTCTGTATCGTATCGGCAAGATATTACTTCGTCCTACCGATGCTTTAAATATTACAGAGGCTGCTGTAGCTGCTGTTTAATGAAAATTAACATTTAATTAAGGAGACCCATTATGGGTGCACATGAAGTTTTAGGTGTTTTTAGTGATGCGCAAGCGATTAGTGCGGATGATACCACGTCTACTAATTTCATTGATTTGGGTGTTACTACGCCACAGATAGGCGTAGGTCAACATT